TATTTATTATCTGAGTTAATCAGTAATGATTATCGTGTATCTGTGTTATACGATGCTAAAACAACACTTACATTGTCTGACTTTGTAACTGCTGGTGCTCCTTTGTGGGATTTACTAAATAATTATGCTTTGAATTTATTAGTTCCTCATTTTTCAGTTGCTCAAGTTATCACTTCTAGTAACGAAAAAGTTTCCGGTGTATTTAGAGTTACAGACACAGCAAAGCAGGAGTTGAATTTGAAAGCAGGAACATTAAAAACTGCTGGATTTGATATTAAAGAAATGATGAACTCATTTTCATTATCAGATTTAATTGCAGCAGGTTATAGTGTTTCGGAATTAAAAGCTGCTAGTGAATCATTAACAGAACCAGTTGTTACATCAGAAAACAAAGTTACTATTCAGAAGTTTAAATTAGCTGGAGCTAATGTGTCTCAGATGTTGGATTCTTATTTATTATCTCAGTTAATCAGTAATGATTATCGTGTATCTGTGTTATACACTGCTAAAACAACACTTACATTGTCTGACTTTGTAACGGCTGGCGCTCCTTTGTGGGATTTGTTAAATCATTATTCACTTCATGATTTACTAGCTTATCCTTTTAGTGTATCTCAATTAATAAGTGCGAGTAATGAAAAGGATGACTTAAATAATTATAAAGTTACTGTTATAAATTATCAACAACTTGACTTAAAAGCAGAAGCATTTAGAGAAGCTGGAAATGCTTCTATCTCTCAGTTATTAGATTTCTTTTCATTATCAGGTTTTATTTCTGGAGGTTATAGTGTTAGTTTTTTACTTACTAATAAACCAACTCTTACTTTGCTTAATTTTGTAAATGCGAATGCTCCTTTGTGGGATTTAATGAATAATTATGCTTTGAATTTATTAGTTTCTTATTTTTCAGTTGCTCAGTTAGTTGACGCCAGTAACTTGAAAGATGCTGGTGTATATAAAGTTACTGATGTTAATATACAATCACTTGACTTAAACGCTGGAACATTGAAGGCTGTAAATGCTAATATTAAACAAATGATGAACTCATTTTCATTGAGTGATTTGATTATTGTAGGTTACCATGTAGATGATTTAATTATTGCCAGTAATGATACAAATGAGCCAGTTGTTACGGCTAGTAACAAAGTAACAATTACAAAATTTAAAGACGCAAATGCTCCTAAAACAGAAATGATGAATGCTTATTTGTTAGCAGACTTGTTTTATTACGAATACAGTGTACTAGATATAATTAATACTAGTAAATTAACAGAAAATGGAGTATTTTTAGTTATTAATACAAATAATCAATCTCTTGACACTAAACCAAAAACATTAAAGGATGCATTAGCTCCTACTGTTCAAATGTTAAATTACTTTACATTATCAACTTTGTTAAACACCCCTGTTAGTTATACAGTAGCTGAATTGAAACAATCTAGTGCCAGTTCTGATGTGTTAGAAGCAAACAAGGTAAGTGTTTTAAAATTTAGAAACACATTTTCAGCTATAGGGGTTGCGTTGAATACGTCTTTGGTTTCAATGTTTGGTAGTTATTCATTAGCTGAATTGCTTATTGAATATACAGTACCAGAATTAGCTGGTTATGATTCGTCAATAACAATAATGAATTTTTACAATAGTTCAGCTAATATATCACAAATGATAGCACATTTTCCACTTATTGATTTGGTTAGTGTCAATATATACAGCGTTTCAACTTTTATATCAAATAATAAAACTCCTCAAATGTTAGTAGATGCTGGAATGGCTTTATGGAAAATGTTGAATGAATTCAATGGTGGTATTGGATATCTTAGACAAGCAAATAGTACAACAGCATTATTAAGTATTTCACAATTACTTGATGCCGTGTCAAATTCAAATACTGATATTAATAAAAGAGGATTAATTTCTACTTCATTTTACTTAGGTACTGGAGCACCTTTTTCAAAACCTAATAATGTTGATACACCTACTACAGCGCAAATTGAGGAACGCAATTATGATATATTTAATAATTCTACATTAATTCAGTTACTTAAAGTAAGTGGCTATTCAGTTGATTATATAATTACTACTGGAAATAGCAATAATGTTACTAATCTAGTTCATAAAAATCTTAATGTTCAAAGTTTTATAGACGTATCTAACGCAGATAGTTTTATATATCAAAACAGATTATCCAATTTTATTGACTACTTTTTATTGTCTAATTTGGTAAATAACTGGAGTGTTTCTGACCTAAAAATTAAAGGCGCGTCTGGTTTAGTCAGTGATGAAAAAGTTGTTACTTTGGCTCGATTAAAAATCGCAAATGCTCCTATTTGGGATATGTTAAGTAATTTCGCATTAGCTCAGTTAGTTAATGCTGGATACACAAGCACTCAATTAGTGCCTGTTAGTAGTGAAAAAAATCTAGATGAAAGTTACAAGGTTACGCAAGTTGCTAATAGAGATATTACGTTGACAACCATTATAGGTGCGGGAGCTCCTTTGTATGACTTGATGAATTATTATACATTAACACAACTTATAGCAGTCCCGTATTCCGTATCTGCTTTGATTACTGAAAGTAACTTGAAAGATGCTAATGATAATTACAGGGTTACTGTAACCGAGTATCAACAACTTAATTTGAAGGCAGGAACATTCAAAAATGCGAATGCTCTAGTTAGTCAAATGGTTGAATCCTTTTTATTGCCTGATTTAATTGCAGTAGATTATCGTGTTTATGATCTTAAGACGGCTAATTCTGCTTACACTAAACAAAATTTTAAAGATGCTCAAGCTCCTTTATGGGATATATTAAACAATTATCCATTAACTGAGTTATATGATTATTACTCTGTTTTAGAGTTAAAAAATACCAGTTATGATAGTCGTGTTACAGTTTTAGCAAATAAAGATCTTACTGCTGAAAAATTTAGTCAAAATTCAGCTCCTTTATGGGACATGTTGAATGCTTATTCGACATTATCTGACTTAGTACCATATTATACAACATCTCAGTTAATAACTGCTAGTCAAGATAGCGGTGTTACTGTTACATCCAATCAAAATCTTACACTAATTGATTTCAAAGATGCTGGTGATGAGTTATGGGATTTATTGAATTCTTATTCATTATCTGAATTATTAACAGTTAATTTTCTTGTAGCAGATTTAATTACTAATAGTCAAGATAGTCGTGTTACTGTTACAGCAAATCAAAATCTTAATATAGCCAAATTTAAAGCATCCGATACTAATAATAATAAATTATGGGATATTGTGAATAATTATAATTTAAGTGAATTAGTTCTTGCTGGTTATACAGTTGATGAATTAAAAGGTACATTTTATGATGTGCGTGTTTTATCGAATAAAACAGTTACTTTAGATAGGCTAAAAGTGGCAAGTGCTTCTATTCCTCAAATGTTGAATGCTTATCCGTTGGCAGATTTGATTGTTGCCGGATACACTGTTGCTGAATTAATTACTGCGAGTGCCGACGCATCTGTAACTGCTGATAATAAAGTATCAATTGCGAAATTTAAGGACGCAATTGCGTCTATTCCTCAAATGTTGAATGCTTTTCCATTGGCAGATTTGATTATTGCTGGATACACTGTTGCTCAATTAATTACTGCGAGTGCCGACGCATCTGTAACTGCTGATAACAAAGTGTCTATTGCGAAATTTAAGGACGCAAGTGCTTCTATTCCTCAAATGTTGAATGCTTTTCTATTGGCTGATTTGATTAGTGCTGGATACACTGTTGCTCAATTAATTACTGCGAGTGCCGACGCATCTGTTACAAATGATAATAAAGTATCTATTGCGAAATTTAAGACAGCAAATGCTCCTAAGCCTGAAATGTTGAATGCTTTTCCATTGGCTGATTTAATTAGTGCCGGATACACTGTTGCTGAATTAATTACTGCGAGTGCCGATGCGTCTGTAACTGCTGATAACAAAGTGTCAATTGTGAAGTTCAAGCTCGCAAATTCTCCTGTAACAGAAATGTTGAATTCTTTTCCATTGGCTGATTTAATTAGTGATGGATACACTGTTGCTGAATTAATTACTGCGAGTGCCGATGCGTCTGTAACTGATGATAACAAAGTAACTATTGCGAAGTTTAAGACAGCAAGTGCTCCTGTAACAGAAATGTTGAATTCTTTTCCATTGGCTGATTTAATTAGTGCCGGATACACTGTTGCTCAATTAATTACTGCGAGTGCCGACGCATCTGTAACTGCTGGTAACAAAGTGTCTATTGCGAAATTCAAGCTCGCAATTGCGTCTATTCCTCAAATGTTGAATGCTTTTATATTGGCTGAATTAATTAGTGCCGGATACACTGTTGCTGAATTAATTACTGCGAGTGCCGACGCATCTGTTACAGCTGATAACAAAGTAACTATTGCGAAATTCAAGCTCGCAATTGCGTCTATTCCTCAGATGATGAATGCTTACCCATTAGATGAATTAATTACTGCTGGATACACTGTTGCCGAATTAATTACTGCAAGTGCCGACGCATCTGTTACAGCTGGTAACAAAGTGTCAATTGCGAAGTTCAAGCTCGCAAATGCTCCTGTAACAGAAATGTTAAGTAATTTTGTATTATCTAATTTAGTGATATCTGTATCATTTACTGACGGATACACAACTGCCATATTAGTGCCTGCAAGTAGTCTAAAAAATCTAGATAATAGTTATAAGGTTACCCAAGTTACTAATAGAGATATTAGTTTGTCGACCATCATAAGCGCTGGCGCACCTTTGTATGATTTAATGAATTTTTACACATTATCACAATTAATATCAACACCTGTATCTTATTCAGTCGCATCATTAATTACTGCGAGTAACTTGAAAGATGATAATAATAATTATAGAGTTACTGTTACTGATTATCAACAATTAGATACAAAAGTGCTAACATTCAAATTACTAAATGCGAATGTTAGTCAAATGGTTGGTTCGTTTACATTGAGTGTTTTAATAGGAGCTGATTATCGAGTCCTAGCTATTAAAAATGCCAGTTCGTATACTATAACAAATTTTAAAAATGTAAATGCTCCTTTATGGGACATGTTAAACGTTTATGATATCACATTATTAATTAATGCGGGTTATACTGTAGCCGAATTAAAACAATCAAGTATAGATGATAGTAGTAAAATAACTAGTGGTTACACAAATCTAACTGCTGCGAATTTTATGAGTTATACAACAGTTAATAATTATGACAATTTAGCAGTTGATATATTGAATAATTTTACTCTAGCCCAAGTAACAAATATTACTTGGCGTGTATCTGATTTAGTAAGATATAGTAACTTAAAAGATGGTAGTGATAATTTCAGAGTTACAATTGCTAGCAATAATCGCAGTCTTGTTCTAAACGATTTCAAGACTAGATCTAATGCTCCTACATGGGACATACTTCAATATTACGGCTTAGCTTCAATGGTAACTGGCGGATATACAGTAGCCGAATTAAAACAAACTATTCCTTTCAATGTTAGCATTGATTCAAATAAACGAGTAACAATAGCCTCACTAAAAATAGCAGAAGCTAATATAAATGATGTTATAAATAATTATACTTTACGAGAATTAGTAGATAACTCTTTAACAACTGGTGGTTACACATTGACACAGTTGATTAATGCTAGTGATTCTACAAATGTTCCTCTTGTTACAAGTAATAATAAAATTACATTGGCCCGATTATTAGCATTGACTCCGGTTCCATCATTAGAATACTTATTAACACATTACACAACATTTGAATTAATAAAAGGAGGCATAACACCCGTGGCTTTAGCAAATGTAAGACCAACTATTATAAATGATATTGAAGTATTAGGATATCAATTAAAAATAACAACACCTCAACTTTTGAATGCAACAGTTTCAAATGGGGTCGTTGCTCTTAGCATAAATCAGAGTGCTGGTAGTGATGTTTCTGTTCAAAAATATTATATTTCTTATACTAATGATGGTAAAATATTTACTCCATTTACTACAATAATGGATAATACACAAACTCCTAGTGTACCACAGTTAGGTAATACATTATATATTTCAGGACTAACAAGTAACAAATATTATAGTTTTAGAATTATGGCATCAAGTGGTACTGTTTATAGCTCTGTTTCAAACACAATTAGGAACTTTTTTCTTGGTTAATATATAAATAATTAAGTATTTGTTCTGTCATTGTAAAAAGGCTGTCTATTTTTTGACTTAGTTTGTCTATTTTATCTTCTAATATTTTTTCTTTTTCTAATTGAGTTTGCTCTTGAGAACCAATTATATTTTTTTTTAATTTGCTGAAAATATTGTTCATGTTTATAATATTTTCTTCATTATTTTCATTATTTTCATTGTTTACATTATTTTCATTGTTTACATTATTTTCATTATTTTCAATATGTCCATAGGTTATATTGTCATTGAATGATACAGTTTTATCTGTTTTTTTTTCTGGTTTTTTATTTATAGATTTTGTTTCTGACTTAGTTTGTAAGTTTGCGTCTAATTTTGTTTGTGAAGCTGGTATGCCTTGTAATTGCTCTATTTCATATTTGCGCTTTGCCATTGTTTCAGCAATTAACGACTCCATTTCCGTTATCTTTGAGTCAGGTTCGACCTTGTCTGAAAAATCAATCGGTTGTGGTTTTTTTGCGTTAATTGTCTTTTCAAATTCGTTGCGTTTATTTATAAATTGTTTTTCAAAATCAGTTTGCCTTGCGTTATGAATATCTTCAACCTTATATGGTTCATCGATTACTTCTTCACTAATATTTATTCGTTTCATTTGCTGTTGTTGTAGTAGTAGTTGTTGTTCTTGTTTCAAATTTGGAAACAAATGATTGACTGCGATAAGCAGTTGATTTAAAAATTGTTTATTCAAGTTCATTAGCCCAGCATTTGGATTTGCTCTTGTTTTAAAGAGATTGATATTGCCATCAAATACAGTTTTAATATTTTGGACAATTGTTGTTGAATTTGAGTTTATTTGAAGTTCATCTAACAAAAGTTCCCATAACATGGATAAATTCTTGCCATTTGTAAAATGCTGTATTGAGCTTGTATTTGTATTTGTATTTGTATTAGGTCGTGTTGACATTATTTTATTATATAATAAAATAATGAGCAATTTTTATGTTATTATTTTTCTATTTACTATTTATTTACTATTTATTTACTATTTTTGATTATAAATCTTCATTATAATATATTTTTCTGAATTGTTGCATATATGTGTCTTTTAATACATGTGTCTTTAAATAATGTCCCGTTATCTTATCTTCTAACATATGAATTATAAAATAGATTGAATATACTCCACACTCGGTATTTCTATATTGATGCTCAACAGGATGATTTTGGTCAAATTTGAATTTGATTTTTTCAGGCAGTTTTTTCCCCTGGTCTGTAACCATTTTTACAAATTTCATTACTTGTTTGGGTGCTTTGTCGCCGGCGCTGTCAAAGAAAAATATGGTGCCATTCTTTATGTTAATAAACAATGATATCCAATGCTCACCATCTTTATCATGTGGGTCAGTATTAAAGATGACACCAATTTTGTTTTTGCCCTTTTTGATTTGGTCTGCCAAATTGAAGTGACACAGTTCTTCCCAAACGCACTCACCATATAATTTATGCGTGTCATAATCAATTGGCGATGGTCCTAAAAAGTCAAAACATTTGTATGTTTTTTCATATTGGTTCATAACTTCAATAATATCTATACTAGATATCCATTCCTTGGGATTCTTTTTCCATTCAATTGGAGACACCGGTGAAAAAGATTCTAGCAATTCTTTCTCCATTTTAGTCCCTTTTGTCATTTGTCGCACCCAACATGACTCTTTGTTACATATTTTGGCATAATAGTTTTTCAAGAGTTCCCATATTTCTTTGGAATCATTTGTTGTAATTTTTTTATCGGCGTGTCTGGCATTCCACATATTACGCAGTTTTTGTAGGTCATTATCAGTATAACATGTGTATTCTTTAATTTCATTTTTACCTTTTGGACTACAATTTAGTTTCTGAAATGGTTTTTTAGACATGTCTTCATCTTTATTTTTATTTTTATTTTTATTAATAGCTCCTTCTAAATCTTTGAATTTGTTAGATTGTTTCCTTTTAGAATGATATTTTTGAGTTTTATTTTGTGATTTTGTTTTTGGATTGAATGATTTAGATTTAGTTTTTGTCATTATATTTCATATAAAATACAGATATTTATTTTTTCTCTTTTTTTATAATTTACTTCTTATATTTACTTCTTATAATCCTTTTTTCTAGGAATAATATTATGTTGTTTTTGTGTTTGTCTCACTTTGGTAAACCAATCTAATGGTAGTTGTTCAATATTATCCACACCTTTGGAAGTGGTATTTTTTTTAACCTTTTTATATATTGTAGTTGATTGTGGTTGTGGTTTTATTTTATATTTATTATTGCTTGCGCTTAAATCTTCTTCATCATTCGCATTTATTTCTTCTTCTTCATCATTGGCGCTTATTTCTTGTTTGCTTGCGCTTAATTCTTCGTTATCACTTATTTCGTTATCACTTAATTCTTCATCATTGGCGCTTATTTCGTTATCACTTATTTCATTATCACTTATTTCGTTAGCACTTGATTCTTCTTCTTGTTCTTGTTCGCTTCTTTCATTATCACTGGATTCTTGTTCGCTTTTTTCATTAGTATTAGACGTGTTATTTGTAGTGGCCCTCATCTTTAAATAATATATACTCTTTTCAACAAAATATGTATAACTATGTTTAACGTCTTCTAACAAATTATCAGGAAAATCATCATTTACCATTTTGTTAAATAGCTCAACAAATTGTTCTTTGTAAATCTCCATATCAGTCTTCATTTTATCCTCTTCTTTTTGCTTAATCTTTTTATTCAGTTTTTGTAACTGTTGTTTGCTAATTAAAAAATTCAGTGTTATTTGGTTTACTAAATCGTCTGACATGTATAATTATTGTATAATAATTGTATAATAATTATTATAGAATAAAATGTATAATTATAAATTATTTGTTCAAGGTATTTAAGGTGAAATTTTAGTAGGTTTTGTCAAATCTTTGTTCTGCTGTCTAGTGGCATTATTAAATAGTCCGTACCCAATTGTATTGGAGTTTGGATTAGGATTAAACGGACAAAACTGCTCATTCTTGAATAAATCAGGGAATGGTTGAGAAATTGCGTTATTTTGTTTCCAACCATATTTATACATGTCGCTATTACTGCTAGGCACATAAAAGGCTTGGCTACATTCTTGAATCGCATACACTTGTCCTCTTAAATCTGATTCTTTATTTACATTTGACGCAAAGCCAGACCATGGCCCAAAGTCATTACCAGGATTGAATGTATTTTTAGGATTAAATGTTGCTTGTTGCTTCAAGGGTGTATCAATAGCACTTCGTAAATCAACAATGGGTAAATTTGCGTATTTAGTTGACACTGAACGGGCGTCTAAATATGGCTGTAATTGGCTACTAGGTATGTTTCGACTGTAAGCACGGATATTCATTGTATTAGCCTTTTGCGAAGCTGTTTGGTCAGTATATTCAAATGCGTTCATTATTTATATTACAATAATAAAATAAATAAACAAATAAAATTATATTATTTTTTTGTTTTTGTTTTTGTTTTTTATAAAATATATTATTTATAAAAATGTATTAGATACAATCGTCTTAATTGTATTAATAATGTGCGGTATTTTTGCTTTATTAAATTATAGAAATGAAGAAGAACCTACTCCTGATTTAAATGAAGATAAAGACAAAGGCGAAGATAAAGACAAGGTTAAAGAAGACAAAGTTGATGAAAGACCACCAATTAATAAGAATAGCGACCAAGGATTCATCAAGGAGCAATTTGAAAAGGGACAAAATCGTGGTCCTGAATTTTCCGAAATAGTACTACATGAGGAAGAACAATTTATTCAAGGCTTCCATCGTTTGGCAATTAATGGTCTTACTAGTTTATCCAATCAGCCTATAAATATGTGGAATTGTAGTTTAATTTGTAATGGTGAAATTTATAATTATAAGAAATTATATGAGATTATGAATGTTGAACCAGCTACTCAGTCAGACTGTGAAGTCATTATTTATTTATACAGAAAATATGGTATTGAACACGCAATCAAAATGTTGGACGGTGTATTCGCGTTTGTATTATACGACTACCAATATAATATGATTTATGCTGCCAGAGACCCATATGGAGTCAGACCATTGTATTATTTTACTTCTAAAGATGATACTGGTATTATTGGATACGGTTCTGAGCTAAAAATGCTTTGCGAAATGGCAAATGTTGAGAAGCAGCCAGTTACATATTTTCCCCCGGGCTCATATGCGCAACACATAAGAGTTGATAGCACCTGGTTAATGGGACCCATTGTTAAATATCATATTCCATCTTTTACATATTCATATCCATTGGCACTAGTTGAAAGTATTAAAAAAACTAAGGAGGAATTGCTAAATTATTATACTGCCGCGATTCATGACAAGTTGGAATCCGCGGTTAAAAAGCGATATTTGAACACTGAGCGTCCTATTGCTTGTTTACTATCCGGTGGCTTGGATAGCAGTTTAATTACGGCATTGGTTCAAAAAATACACAGCAAGAATATTCCAAAAGGTTACACAAGACCCAAGGTGAATTTGGAAACCTATAGTATTGGATTGCCTGATTCCGAAGACTTAGCTTATGCTCGAATGGTGGCAAATTATATTAAATCAAATCATATTGAAATTACTGTAAGCGAAGATGTTATGATTGATGTTATTCCTGAAGTTGTTAAGGCAATTGAAAGCTATGATGTTACAACTGTTCGAGCAAGTCTAGGGAATTATTTGTTGGGTAAATTTATTTCTAGAAATAGCAATGCGAAGGTGATTTTTAACGGAGATGGGGCAGATGAGTTATGTGGTGGTTATTTATATATGAGTAAATGCCCCGATTCACTTGAATATGATAGAGAGACACATCGTTTATTAAAAGATATTCATATGTTTGATGTGTTGCGCTCAGACAAAAGTATTTCTTCTAATGGACTGGAGCCAAGGACTCCCTTTTTAGATAAGGAATTTGTTAATTATTATTTATCAATACCAATTGAATTTCGTAATCATAATATTACAGGAACTATGGAGAAATTCTTACTAAGAACTGCGTTCCAGAAGGATAAATTGTTGCCAGATGAGATTCTTTGGCGCAAGAAGGAGGCATTTAGTGATGGGGTCAGTCAAAAAGGCAAGTCTCTATTTACAATTCTCCAAGATGCGATTGTGAAGACTTTCATGGTTGACAGTGATTTGAGTCCAAGAGAGAAAGAGAAGTTGTATTACAAGCATCTTTATGATAAGGAGTATCCTGAACAGGCACATTTAGTGCCATATTATTGGATGCCAAAATATGTAAAAGCTGAAGACCCGAGTGCCAGAACATTGTCATTATATACTGATGATGAATCAACTACTATAAATATAGGGTCAAAGTAAATTATAGTAAATAATTTATATAAATTAAAAAATATATAAATTAAAAATATATAATTTATATAAATTAAAAAATATATAAATTATATAAAACCATGAATCAAAAAGACTTATATGCGTTTCAGTCGCAAGCGTTTACATTTATAATGTATTTAACATGGATTTTATATTTTATCATTTTACTAGGATTGTCTGCCAAAGCGCCGCAATATTTAAATGACCTACAATATTATGTTAAAATATATGTTAGTTTTTTTCTAATATTGCGATTTAATCCATTTAGACGAACTAGGTTTACAGAATTAGATGCTAGTATTGCGTTTAGCGCCGGAGTGTTTTTATTAACAACTACTGCGATAGATAAATTTTTGATAACTTATTTGAAAGAAATAAAGGCTTATTTGCGTTCATTTTATTAAAGCTTCATTGTCTTATTTTTTGATTTTTTATTCTTATTATTTTTATTATTATTTATATTCTTCTGTTTAACAGTGCCATTATTTGGATTCCGATTAAAAAACACATGTAAATGGTGTAGTATTTTTTTTGACAACATTACATCTATTTCGTGCTCCATTTTTGGTTTCTCTACATACGTGTAATTATATCGTTTCATAAATTTTAAAATATTGACCTTCATTGATGTAGGGTCAGTCATTGTCAAGATGCCACTGGTAGCAAAACGGTCAAAAATGGCATCAAATGACAGGTCATATGTATATGGTTTAATATGAATATAATAAATATTGTCATTACTCATTCCTGGGTGAAAGACATCATCTATAAAACAGATTTGAGTCGTCTCTGGAATTTTAGTACAGCTGATAAAATCTTCATGTGTCTTCATATGCGTAGTTCGTAATAACTCAACATGTTTCCCATTTACTTTGAATGCGCCAATTATTTGGTCAAATAATGCGAAGTTTAGTTTATCTTCAAAATAGCCTTTTATATGTTGCGCCCATTCAGGTGGACCTTGGTTGTTAGTATAAATCATTAATTTGTGGCAAAATTTGTCGTTCTTTTTTCTTTTCAAGTAGTTCAGGATATTTAAAATGTTTGGTCTTGTAAACTCTGGATACAAATCTAATAATTTATTGAATAATGATTGGTTGAAAACAGGAATATCTTTATCATTGTCTTTATCTTTATAATAATGCTTTAATGCGTCCCAAAACATACCAAACTCTACAAAATATCCTAGAGTTTCGTCTAAATCAAATACTACTATTTTGGAACCGCAATTCATACATTATAATATGATATTATAAATTCAAAAATAAAATATTGTTCTTATTTATAGACGCTAATGTCTACCAATTTAACTAACAAAGACTATATTAGTATTTTAAAATATTATAATATGCCCATACCAAAGTCAAAGCGAATTTTGAAAAAGCAGGCTGAAACAATTATGGCTGAAAAACTTTGTAGGTGTATTAAGAAGGTTGATATTAAAAACGAACCTAAATCTATTGGTATTTGTACCAAGACAATATTCAATAAGAAGGGATTTACTCGTGGAAAATTCACTTGTAGAAAAAACCGAACTCTTAAGTTTAGAAGAACATGATTTTATTATAATATTTATACAATTATTATACAAATATTATACAAATATTATACAAATATTATACAAATATTATAAAACTATATAATAAAATAAATACAAATTATAATAATGAGCAAAAAATGTTACGATATTATTATAATTGGGTCGGGAATTGCCGGCTTGTATAGCGCCTATAATATACGCCAACTTGCGCCAAATACGTCTTTGTTAGTTCTAGAGAAATACAAGAAGCAGTGGATTGGTGGGCGCCTGAATAATGAGGAATTTTACGGCACAACTGTGGTTACTGGCGCCGGGATTGGTCGCAAAGATAAGGACCATTTGCTACAAGAGCTGTTGAATGATTTACATATTAAGTATACTGACTTCAACTTAGACGTTAATTATGCGATTAATGAGCCAGTAAATGTGAATGCGGTTTTTTCTTTATTGAAAAGGGAATATAATAAAATGGCAAAAGAACTTAAAGAGAATGGCAGCGGCAGTATCGGACAAATAAATAAGACATTTAAGCAGTTTGCTAAACCACTTTTAGGTGCCAAATTATACGACAAATTTGTAGAGACTACTGGATACAGCGATTATGAAGATGAAGATGTTGCGCAAACTCTTTATAAATATGGCATGGATGATAATAGTGTTGGATTAACAGGTTTGTATATTCCATGGCATCAATTAATACAAACACTGGTTCACAAAGTTGGTACACAATTTGTCAAATCATCGAGTAATGTTACTAATATTAGGTGTTTAACATCAGAATCTGAATTAAGAACAGGTTTGGCGCCTTGTAATTACGAATTAGAAACCGAGCAAGGGTTGAAATATTACTGTAACAAGATTATTTTAGCTACTACAATTACTGGCATACATAAACTGCTTGTACAAATACTCAATAATTCGCAATTCAGCATTTATAATTATATAAAAGGGCAACCATTTTTGCGACTATATGCCAAGTTTCCTAAAGCATCGGCTGAAATTATGCGCAAATATGTCCCTACATATACTGTAGTTTCTGGTCCGTTACAGAAAATAATACCAATGTCTGCTGATAAAGGTGTTTATATGATTGCTTATTCTGATAACGCAAATGCGGAGATTTTAAAGGACCATCTAAAAAATACTGTTAAAAACCGGGCATTTTTTGCTAAAATGTTAGAAGAAGCGCTTAATATTGAGACAAATAGTCTACAAATTACTGCTCTATTAGATTTTTACTGGCCAATTGGAACACATTATTACAGCCCTTTACCAAAAAATATGACCATGTCTAGGTCTGAGTTTATAGATAAAGCGCAACACCCTTTGCCAAATGTGTTAGTTGTAGGAGAAGTTGTTGCTGAAAATCAGGGGTGGACTGAAGGTGCGCTAGATAGTGTTGCTAAAACTGTGACAAAAAAATGGATTCAAAAATAATAATAGTATTATTGGTAGAGTAATAATAATTTAAATAATGTAAATTATTATTTTTAATTTTTAATATTTAACGACCAAACCATTGAGGGTTTGCTTTGAACTCACCATAATAAAGTCCAAAACGAGCATAAATTTGAGGAGTGGATTCGCCTAGTGTCGCATAATAATTATATATGCGTCTAGCAGAACCGCCACCAGAACTGGAACCATTGGCAATTAATGAGCCAAGTGTTTTGCTTCCGTTTGCTCCTGATATTCTTAAAGTTCTAAAACTGCCTGCGCTTCCGCCCATTTTATACTGTAACGCAATATTTTATTTTATTTTTACTATATTTTATTGCTCTATCAAATAATATCCATGGTAGCCAATTGCCGCCATTCCCAATAATAATAACATTTCAAAATATTTTCTAGTTGTTTCTAAACCTTGGTAACCAATATAAACTAACAAAGGACCAATAATTAAGAAATGAATATAATTAACCCACGCACTTTGACCCTGCTTTAACTTGTTGTAAGCTAAATATATATGATATAGTGTAATGAATGCGCCTAATACTAATAAAAAGGGGAACATTAGTTTAGGTATTGTTTCTCTCTTGATTCCTACATATAAAAATAAAGGACCAACTAACAAAATATGAAATAGATGAATTATAGTATGCTTATCAAAGTTCATTTTATAATATTATTTTTTATTTTATTTATAAAAAATAGATATAATATTTGTATAATATATAAATGGCATTTAAATATTCGAATGTTCAGCATAAACATCATGGTCCTAATAAAAAGACACATAAGGTTCACATTAGTGGAAATAAAGGATACAAATGTGTAACACATTTTAACCGTGGTAAAAAGACACATCATTCTAGAAAGCAACTAACAAAATGCGAAATGGGTATGATTAAAAAAGGCAAATTTATCAAAGGGTTGTTTAAGGATTGCGATAAAAGGAAGCGATAAAAGGAAGCGATAAAAGGAAGCGATAAAAGGAAGCGATAAAAGGAAGCGATAAAAGGAAGCGATAAAAGGAAGCGATTATTCGTCATCTTCATCTTCTAAATCTTCATCTTCTAAATCTTCATCTTCTAAATCTTCATCTTCTAAATCTTCATCTTCTAAATCTTTATCTAATTCCTTTGTTTTCTTATTCTTAGTATCATCTTCATCTAAATGGTCTAATGCTCTTAAGATTATTTGCTCTTGAGTTGTTAGTTTCTGAAATATTAAAACATCGTCCATCTTAAAATTGTAATGCCTGTGCATAAAATTCTTACAAGTTACAAATACGCCTTCATCTGCTATTTTTATGTCGCAAACAATACCACACCTATTCAATGGCAAATAATTTGGGTCATTAATTGGTATCCAGCGTATAAACCCTCCGTGTTTTAATTCAGGTAATTCATCTACATATTTATAATCTTTCAGATTCTTTAAATATTCAAGTGTTGTTTTATTATCTAAATTTAGCTCTTGTAATATTTTATAATTTAATTCAGTTATTTTTTTTGTTGTAAAATTTATTATACTTTCATTTTTTGTATTATCTAGTGCTTTTTCAAGTTTATCAACATCTAATGGTGATTTATTTACAGGTGATTTATTTTTAGGTGTATTTGTATTTGTTGTCATATTTGTTGTCATAATAATTATATAATAAAATAAGTTTAAATAATTTATTATATATTAATCTAAATCTATTATAATGTTGTTAGAACTTTGTAAAAAAATCTGGAATAAATTTTGTTGTTGTTATTATTTTCATGGAATAAATGACGATGACAATTATAATACATTTCATTCTGAAACTAGAGAAAATGGCAATAAAATAAATGGCAATGTAAGTGTCACTGATGAAAAATTTTGTAGAACACCGACATCATTTGACCGCAGTTATACTTTGAGCAATGAACAAGAATTCACGTATAATGAAATATACAGGTAGTTATTCCTAGCCCATACTTCCTTGACCCCCACAGGTTGGCAACCCATACTTCCTTGACCCCCACAGGTTGGCACCCTACTTCCTTGACCCCCACAGGTTGGCAACCCATACTTCCTTGACCCCCACAGGTTGGCAACCCTCAGTCACTTCTATCAAAGCTTACCAACTGCCGCCAAAAGGACTCGCAAACGCCCCACCAGCATTCGCCGCCATCGGCTCAAAAGACTCCATTCCCGGTGTCGCTGCGCCAACTAAGGGTGTATTGTCCTGTTGATACATGCTATTAAAGTCAGGACTAGATTGTTGCGGTAGTGAGCTAATTGATGTTGTGCCAGATGAGCTTTGTCCCATTGAACTCAATGATTGATTCATTGCGCTCTGGGGTTGCTGCTGTGAAATTGGTTGCGACACTTTGACATTGCCTTGCCCCTTCTTTTTCTTTTTTGTATCCTGAGGACCTTCCCAAAGTTCTACAACACGGTCAACAATAATACTCACTTTTTCACCTAATTTGGTTTGAAGACTTAGAACAATGACAAGGAATGCTAAAATAATATTTGTAACACTGAAATCACTGTATTTCTCGCCACTGTGTGTTGGTATAAATGTAATAATACGATGAATAATTAGGATTCCTAGAAACATTACAATAACTTGTCCAATTATTTCTGCTAAAATTTCAGGACTGCCCTTTGTATCGTCTGCTTCCGGAACATAGCGCTGTATTAATTTATTCATAATTACAACAGGAATAAGGGCTAAAACAGCATATTGTATTATATTTGACATTTCCGACTTAGATGTTTCATCAAAATTAAATACATGCTTGAAAAAACTAGGCTTCCCATTTGTCGACTTTGTTAAATCTTCTAAACTATCCATATTACTTATATAGGGTATAATTAGAAATTAAATTCAATAAAAGCAAACAATTTAAAGATTATTCTAAATATTTATAAAATGGATTATATTGGAGACCAACACCAAGTATTTGATAAGCCTGTAAATGCTGAAGAATATCAATATATAAATCTAATTCGTGAGATTCTTGACCGCGGGACTTGGGAAGAGGGGCGCAATGGTAAGACAAAGAGCATCTTTGGGCACTCAATGCGCTTCTCATTGGCAGACGGTAAGATTCCTATTCTAACGACTAAGAAGACCGCTTGGAAGACATGTTTGAAAGAATTGTTGTGGTTTATTCGTGGTGAGACTGATAACAAATTATTACAAGACCAGGGTGTCCATATTTGGGATGGCAACTCGACTAGAGAATTTTTGGATAGCAGGGGACTGAGCAATTATGAGGTTGGAGAACTTGGCCCAATTTATGGCAGACAATGGAGGCAATTTAATTCTCCTTATATCACTAAGAAGGATAAGAAATTTGCTGAGGGATTGCCTGAAAATGAGAGGGCGTATTATAATATAGAGGGTGGTGTCGACCAGTTACAGCAAATTATTGATGCTTTAAAAGACCCTAAACAGAGGACTAGTCGGCGCTTGATAATGACAGCATGGAATCCTTGTCAGCTTGACGACATGGCTCTCCCCCCGTGTCATATTTTTTGTCAGTTTAATGTTCATAATGGAGACCAATTGTCGTGTGCGATGTATCAACGCAGCAACGACGAAGCTTGCGGGACAAGTTTCAATATAGCTTCGTATTGTTTTCTAACACATTTGTTAGCAAAACACTGCGGACTACAAGCACATGAGTTTGTATATTTTAAAGGCAACTGTCATATTTATGAAGAACATATAGATGGATTAAAATTACAAATTACACGAGAACCATATCCATTTCCAAGTGTTTCAATTAAACAGGTTAGAGAGAATATAAATGATTATCAAGTGGATGATTTTATTATAGAAAATTACCAACACCATGAACCTATAAAATTTCAGATGGTTGCATAATTTATAATAAAAAGAATTAAATATTTGTATTATAGTATATATATATATATATTAGAATGGATTATCAAGAAAAAATAAAAGAATTGGAAGAAGAAATTCTAAGACTAAATAATGAATTACAAAAAACAAAAGAACACTTAAAAAAATATACAGCACCAGAAAGCAGAAAAAAATATTATGAACAGAACAAAGAAAAAATAAAGGAACGTGTTAATGAATATAAAAAAAATACTAACTACATATATGAAGCGACACCAGACCAAAAAAAAGAATATGCTAGGCGAGCTTATTTAAAAAAAAAAAATAAACTTAAAAATGAAGAAAATATAAATATTTAGGACATTTATATAATTTATTTGTAAAAACTTATATAAAATTAAAATCTAATATTATTGTATAAAATGTGTAATTATACTGGATGTAAAATACATAAAACTTATAATTTTGAAGGAGAAACATTGCCATTATATTGTATGAAACACAAATTAAATGGCATGATTAATATTATATCAAAAAGATGTATTTATACTGAATGTAAAATATACCCTAGTTTTAATTATATTGGAGAAAAACAAGGCATTTATTGTAGTCAACATAAGTTAGCAGAAATGATTGATGTAAAATGTAAACTATGTATTTATAATGGATGTAAAACAAGACCAAGTTTTAATTTTTATAATGAGACTAAAAAATTATATTGTTTTACACATAAATTAGATGGAATGATTAATATTTCTTGTACAACTTGTAAATACCAAAATTGTTTGACACAACCTAATTTTAATTATATTGGTGAGACAAAAGGCATTTATTGTAGTAAACATAAAATAGAAGGTATGATAGATATATTACATCCAAAATGTATTTATAATGGATGTATAAAAAGGCCTAATTTTAATTTTGAAAATGAAACAAATGGAATATATTGTTCAGAACATAAAACAGAAAATATGATTGATTTATTACATACAAAATGTATTCATGATGGTTGTAATAAACGTCCTACTTTTAATTTAGAAGGTTCTAAAAAAGCTATTTATTGTTCAGAACACAAAAATGAATATATGATTGATGTTATTAATAAAACATGTATTTACAATGGTTGTAAAACAATTCCTATTTATAATTATTATGGTAAAATAAAAAGATTATATTGTTTTGAACATAAATTACATGGAATGGTTAACGTAAAGCATAAAATTTGTAAAACACATTTATGTTCTACAATTGTTCAAGATAAATATGATGGTTATTGTTTAAGATGTTATGTTAATATTTATCCAGATAAAACTGTTTCTAGAAATTATAAAACAAAAGAATATGCTGTTGCTGAATATGTGAAACATAAATTTACTACTTTTACATGGAACACAGATAAAACTATACAAGATGGATGTTCTAAAAAAAGACCTGATTTATTATTAGATTTAGGTTATCAAATATTAATAATAGAAATTGATGAAAACCAGCATGTTAATTATGATAATAGTTGTGAAAATAAAAGAATAATGGAAATATCACAAGACCTAGGACATAGACCAATTATATTTGTTCGTTTCAATCCAGATGAATATTTGAATAAAGATGTTAAAATTACATCTTGTTGGGGATACAATAAATATGGTGTTAGTATCATTAAACAATCAAAAACAAAAGAATGGAATGATAGATTATATAAATTAGAAAATGAAATTAAATATTGGTCAAATCCAGAAAATATTTCTTCAAAAACAATAAATATTATAAATTTATTTTATAATACATAAAATAAGATGCCATAGATGCTGCTAAATTACAAATCACTAGACAGCCTTTTCCTTTTCCATCTGTTTCAATTAAGCAAGTTAGAGAGAATATAAATGATTATTGTTTAGATGATTTTGAAATTCATAATTATCAATCTCACGAGACAATTAAAATGAAGATGGTTGCTTAAGATTTATAAAAATATTATAAAAGCTTTGTTATAATATTTATTACACTAATTATTAAATATTTATTCAATAAATTCAATTGTTGTTTGTGATTCCAAATACTTTTCGCAACACGCTTCAACTAACAAACCATTGGCATAAATTCCATAATTTGTATTTTTATCTTCACTTTCTAAAGCTAAGTGATATACTGTATATTGACCTGGCGTTTCATAAACAGTGGAGTTACTATCAACGCATGCCGGCAAATGTATTTTATTATCTGTTTTTTGAATAATACCAGTTAATTTTATAACATCTTGTTTTTCTTTATCTGATACAAAATCATCTACTAAAATAGCATGTCTACCAGTGATTACCAAGTCTTCATTTAAATTATTAGACTCTGACTGTTTATATGTGTATAGTTGGTCTGGAATTCGGACTTGATTAGCTTCATGTTTAATATTTGTTTTACCAATGACTGTGATTGGTTTAAATCCATGTTCAAATGTTTTAATCAAAACACCTTTTCTTAATTCATTGATAGCAAAATATCCGTTATTTGTAAGAATTTTGGTATTATCTTTGAAACAAAAAATAGGTTCATAAGAATAGACATAAACATTAGACATTGTATTTGAATTATCACTGTATTTATCTACACTATTATTATCATTAATTCCTCTGATTCTGACTGAAACAACTTTATTATTTACTAAACCAGCAATAGTTAATGGACTAGTTGTTTTAACCGGATTACAAGGTGTAAACTCTGTGAATGAACCACCATTTATACTATAAGAATAAGCATAATTTGTAACAGCAACACTTGTTGTAGGTTGAGTGAAATTTACTGTAGCTATTCCATTATATGCTACAATACTTGTAATTGACGGTTTTTCAGGTGGAAAATAAATAGTTGCCGAAACACCTATAGAGGCAGTACTTGTCCCAGCATCATTAATTGCTTTTATTGAAAATGTATAACTAGAATTTGTAGTTAAATTGGTAACTGGGACAGTTAAAGGACTAGTATATTGCGCAGGACTAAATGGTGTATAAGTTATTCCATCTGAGCTGTAAGAATAGTTTGTAATAGTTGCGTCAATTGGTGTTTGTGTAAAATTAATTTTAATAGTTGAATTTTGTAGACTTTGTGAAATGCCGTTAATGCTTGTAATAGTTGGTGATTCAGGAATAACAAATGGAGCATAATAGTTGTCAGCTAATCTATAAACATCTGTCATAATTGTTCCATCTGAATTCAACATTTTTACAAATGAAAGTTGATTTGTATTTGTATCAATTCCTAATTGACCAAAATTATTTAATCCTGCAACTAATACTGTACCATCTGTTAACAATAGTTGTGAATGATATTGACTAAGATTTATTACTCTACACTTTACATTTAAATTTGTTGATGGGTTATATATAGTTACAAATGAAGTCTGATTAGTAGTATTTCCAAGTCCCATTTCTCCATTTGTATTTGGTCCTACAGCTCTTACTGAACCATCTGACAATAATATAAACGTGTTTTTACGAGATATACATGATACACATTCTACATTTGAATTAGTTGTTGGGTCATATATTTTTATAAATGAAGTTTGTTGTGTATAATTTCCTAATCCTAATTGACCTAAATTATTTCTACCAGTTCCCCATAATGAACCGTCTGACAATATTAAAAATCCAACACCGTCTTCAGCATATACATTTCTACATGTTAATCCATTTGATGGTGTATATATTGTTGTATATGTTGTTCTTCTGATTAGGTCTCCAAGACCTAATTGTCCATATGAATTTGCCCCAACTCCCATCACATAACCATTTTCCAACAATATATAGTTAAATCCATTAACACAAGAAATGTCTATACATTTTATGTTTGAATTATTTGCTGGGTTATATGAGTGTTGAAAAGTTAATACACTAGATGTGTTTCCTAGTGCCACTTGACCGTCACCGTTATAACCAGTAAACATTACAGAACCATTGTCCAACAATAGTGTTGTAGAACCATAACCGTCATTGGTAGCTAATTTTATACATTTTCTATTTGAATTTGTTGTTGGGTCATATACTTTCTTAAAATAATATATATCACCTAGATTATACCCGCCAGCAAACTGACCACCATCATTTCGTCCTTTACCCCAAACAGAACCGTCTTTATACAATATAACACTAAAACCACCATTATTACTAGCAGCACCAATAGAAATATATTCTATATTATTAATATAAGTATATGACAGTTTGGCATTTATTCCATTGTATATACCCAATTGACCTATACTATTGCTTCCTGTAGTTCTTAAAGTGCCATTAGCCATCAATAATATTGTTACAGTAGGGAAAGCATATGCTTTTATACATTTTAAACCTGAGTTTGCTGATGGAATATATAGTGTTCTAAATGTTCTACGAATAGTTCCTGTTAATATTGTTCCATCTCCTAATTGACCTGAACTATTTATTCCTGCTGCTCTTACTGAACCATCTTCCAACACAAGTACTACATGAGCACCACTAGTAGATATTGATACACATTTTATATTTGAATTACTTGCTGGATCATAAATTGATATAGGATTTGCTTGATAATTGAAATTATTAGTTCCTAACTGCCCGTTACCATTATTACCATTACCCATAACAGTGCCATCATTTAATAGATACACATGTGTATCTGATTGATATCCTACTGATAATTCTGTAGGCTTAACAGATCCGCTATAATGAAGTTGATACGTTCCATATTCGAGATTATATGTTTTTATCCACACTCCATTATCCAGGATATATGCTGTAAATGCATTAGCTCCAGTTCCACCTGTACAAACTACATCTATAGTTGTAGTGGCATTATAAAACAAATAGGGAAAAAATGGAATATACCAGGTTAGCTGATTTGGTCTAGCTCCTCCATAGATTTGATGAGCACTATTACTTCCAACACCTCTAGTAGTTCCATCCGAACCAATTATATGACTATGGGCAGCAGAACCTCTGGCTGTCCTAAGTTTAACACACGCTATACTTTCATTTCCCACAGGCCATGTTTTTATAAATGTATTTCTACTTGTTGTATTTCCTGTTCCTAATTGAGCGGTTGAATTCAACCCAGTTCCCCAAACTGTTCCATCTGCTAATAAATATAATGTATGATTATCACCACACGCTAGTGATGTACATTTTATATTTGAATTAGTTGCTGGATTATAAACTTTTGTAAATGTATTAATTGAAGTATTATTTCCAGTGCCCAATTGACCACTTGTATTTAATCCAGTTCCCCAAATTGAACCATCTGATAATAATAATATTGTATGACCAACCCCACAATCTAGATCAATACATTTAATGTTTGAATTAATTGATGGGTTGTATATATTTGTAAAAGTAGAAACATAGTTTTTATTTGGACCAATTCCTAATTGACCACTTGTATTCAATCCAGTCCCTGATACTGAACCATCTGCGTGTAATAAAAATGAAGAATTGTTGTCTACACTAGCAAAATATTTGACAACAACACTTGATATTAATGGAGCTACAAAATTGTTATATAATGTTTGATATACATCAGAAAATATTCCAGTACCAGGATGTTCACCGCAACTATATAGCTTGTAGTCTCGAGTAATAACAACTGTTGAATTGTTAATTGTACCCAATACAAATTGATAATTAATTATATTATTGCTAAAATACTTTCCAATTAAATTTGTGTTACTTGATTCTAGAATCCAATTTCCGCCAAAAATTGCTGATCCTGTTTTATCACTAGAAGAATTAATACTTATTTGTAATTGGTTTCCTAAATGTTCTATTACATAATTCCAATCAAGATTAGAATATATGCTACAACCCATCAAATCTAATGTATTGATTTGTAATGTGTTTTTGAAATATGTTAACAAGGACTTGAATTGTGACCATGTATTCAAATTGGGGTCTTCTGAAGATACATTTGTTAGCACTGAATTTGTAAATGAACTAATGTATTGGTAAGAGTTTGTTTCATAATTTTCTTGAAAAATCCCCACACTATCATATGTCTTTACAGATATTTTAGAAATCAGTGTATCATGTGTGTCATTATTAAAGTCGACAATTACAAAATCCACATTTTCTAGCAAAGAATCTGTAACAGTTTTAACGTCATTAACGCGATTATCAATTAACAACAATTGCATTGTATATATTTATATTTGATATAATATTTTCATAATATTTTCATAATATTTTCATAATATTTTCATAATATTTTCATAATATTTTTATAATATTTTCATAATATTTTCATAATATTTTCATAATATTTTCATAATATTTTCATAATATTTTCATAATATTTTTAGTGAATAGATGCGTAAAGTATTTAGAAACAAATTATTATTATTAATTATATTTACTAATGAGCCAAAATAGAGCAGTACAAGCAGCACAACGCAGACGAGCTGGGGGTCCGGAACCTGCCGCCCCTGGCCGAGGTCCTCAACCTTCTATTAATTCGTCCCAACTCTTTTCACAAGGACAACAAGGACAACAAGGGCAACAAGGACAAGGACAAATGAGACCTGGAACCAACGGCCGTTTAGCAGGGCAACAAGCCCAATTACAACAGCAGCAAATGCAGCAACAGATGAAACAACAGATGTCTGAGCCCAGAGACCAAGGATTGGCAAGTGTTAACAGAATGACTTTAGCTCAAGCTATTACTCTTATTACTTTACGTTTAGGCAAAGTTGAGACACATTTACAGGAGCATGATAATTCACAAATGTCTGGCTCAGGACTAGATAGCGGCATTATTGATGTTATTATGTCGCGATTAGACACACTTGAATCACAGGGTTTAAGTCAGAGTCAGAGTCAGAGTCAGAGTCATGTAACTAATTCTAATGCGAATGCGAATAACTCTTTAGAAGTTACTGCTTTGAAACAGAATGTTGATGTTCTTAAGACTGCTATTTCGCAATCTAAGTCATCATATACATTATTGTTAAATGAACATAAGGCTTTGAAACAAGAGGTCGAATCTTTGAAGTCTGAATTGGCGTCATTACAAGGTCTAACCATGGAAAACAATCAGCAAATAATGAAGCTCAGCTTAGCAGTTGATTTAGATGGTGATGCTGGTTTAAATTTAGAAGACGGTGGATTAGAGGAGTTATCTAATGATGATAATGATAATGATAACACTTTAGACAACAATGATAATGAAATTGTCGGCACCGATTTGAAGGACTTGATTGAGAAGGAGCTTAAACTTTAAACAGCATATTATTACTGTAAATCATTTTGAAAAAAGATTTAAATATAATTTATAATTCTATAATAGATTTATAAATTATTAAAATGGAATTAGTTGTTGAACCTGATATTTATACTCCAAGCATAAATGATAGTGGTTTATATGTTGATAAAGTCCCACCATTTAATTATATAAAGAAAGGTCTTGTGTGTCCTTGTGGCTCCAGAAAAGACAAATTATATGAGACCCATAGTGTGTTTCTCACGCATACAAAAACAAAGGCGCATCAGAAATGGCTTGAAGGTCTGAATTTGAATAGAGCCAATTTTTACGTGGAATTAGAGAAGTCCAAAGAAGTGATATCTAGTCAACGTCTTATTATTGCGAAACTGGAAAAGGATATAAGTAATAAGATTATGACGATTGATTATTTGACACAACAGCTACATAAGGTTACTAATTGTGCTGTAAAAGTAAGTAATGTGAACAATTTACTAGACTTTGATTAGAGAATTGATTAGAGTTATTTTTTATTTTATATATTTATATATAAATATATAATTGTATAATGGGTAATTTAAGTGTTTATACAACATTAGTCACATCTATTATAATACAAGTTGTAACAGGGGTTATAGAATTTTTTTCATTGTTTGTTAAACTCCCTTCAAGGTTTTTATTTTTGAAACAAATGATGATTCTAGAATTATTTGTTCAAATTATAGAAGGGTCGTTTTATGTATATTGGTTCAATAATTTTAAAAATATTTTAAATGTTACACCAACAAGATATTTTGATTGGGTCATTACAACGCCAACAATGTTGGTTAACTTGATATTTTATTTAATTTTTTTAAAACATAATAATGACAATACGAGCGAGAACCTTAATTTTTTTGAATTATTCAATAAAGAATTTTACACTATAATTACTGTTTTAGTACTAAATTGGTTAATGCTTTTATTTGGATATTTAGGTGAAATTTCTGTTATACCAGTTTTATTAGGAGTTACATTAGGATTTATTCCATTTTTAATTTATTATTATATTATCTATAAAAATTATGCTTTATTGTCTGATGATGGGTTCAAGATATTTTTATATTTTTTTATTTTTTGGTTATTATATGGCGTTGCTGCGGTTTTTCCATATAACATAAAAAATACTTGTTATAATATGTTGGATTTATTTGCTAAGAACTTTTTTGGCATATTTTTAACTTATTTAATATTTACCAATAAATATTGAGTCTCTTATACAAAATATAAAAAATATAAAATACAAAATACAAAATACAAAAAACATATTAAACATTTTATTTCATTATTAATTATCAAAGATATAATAATGAAACTAACAATCGAAAACAAGGCTAAATTAGAAATGTTTGTTGCGCTATTTCAGCTTCTAAAGAATTGGGGTTCCTATTTAAGTCTACAATTTGAACTGGGGCAACTCTATATTCAGTCCATGGATAAGTCGCATATTTGCCTCTCTAGTATTGTAATTAAAGCGCCATGGTTTTCCGAATACAATGTCTTATCACAAACACATTTGACGGTTGATGCTGCCAGTTTCGCAACTATGATGAATTACGCATTAAAGCATAATCGTCTTGAAATTGTATATGAAGATTCAACTTTGTCAGAGTCAGATAAATTGTGTATCAATTTACTTAATAGTACAGATACAAAAGTGAAAGACAATTTTGACCATTTCTTTGAATTACCATTAATGGACATTGAACATGAAACCTTAATGATTCCAGATGTTGACTATGATGTTGAGTTCACATTGGATGCCAAGAAATTTGGCGAACTAATTTCGGAATTGATGGTCTTTGGTTCGAATCTGAATATTGTGTGTACTGAGGACCTATTGGAACTAAATTCGAGTGGCGATTCAGGTAAATTGAAGGTGAATATACCAATTGATAGTTTGAATGAGTTTGCTATTTCTGAGGGCGAGAAGTTGGACATTTCGTATAGTTTGACGCACATTGGCAAGATGTGTTTGTCGTCAAAGCTAGGCCAAGAAGTCAGTCTTGGTATTAGTGCCGAATACCCAATGTCATTGAAATACAGTTTAGGTGAAGAGAGCTCAGTCGCATTTTTTGTGGCACCGAAGATTGTTGAATAAAGCGCAGCGATTGTTTTTGTATATGAAATAATAACGAGTAATAAAGAAATATAATATATATATATAATGGCTAGTTTTCTTTTGACAAAGGATAACAAGTTTAAAGTTGGCAATATTATCACAAATTTTAAAAAACCCACTACGTATTTCAGACCCGCAAAAGAGTGGATAGACAAAATAGATACGAATTCCGCAACTTGGGAAGTACTGAGTATAGAAAGAAATGGTGATTATAAATTACAAAGATTAGAGACCTTAACAAAATCTCCTCTTTTAGAAGACGGTGGTCCAATATATAAAAAAGAAAAAACTATGAGTAAGGACCTAATAGATAATTATGATTATAGACTGTGGGATAAAAACGATGTTACAGCAGTGTATAATAGTGTTATTGATGATGTAAAGAAGGAAAATGACAATCAAGATAGGCAATTTAAAAAATACAAAACAGAAATGACAGCTTATTTTGAAAAACATGGTATTGTAGAAACCGCAAATCAATACAACATTACCGAGGATGAGGTTTTGGATGTAATTAACAATCATACATCAAAACTTGCGAAAAAGGCTGGAGGGAGAAAATCTAAAAAAAGAAAGACAAAACGTAGTAAAAAAAAAAGAAGAAGAAGAAGTTTAAAACAAAGTAAAAAACGAAGTAAAAAAACAAAGAAGTAGTAAAAAAGAATACGTAGTAAAGACTTCGTATAAACTAGCGAATTATATTATTATTTTTATGTAAATATGTTAGAAATAATAATAGCTGTGTTTGTGTTTTGTATCATTTTATTCTTTTATTTACACATTCATTTTCATTTA